GGCGGCTTTAGGACAGGAACTGCCGCAAGCGTTTCCGCTGGAACTGAATACGTCATTACTGTTGGTTCAGGTGGAACGGGTGCGGTTGCTAATACAACCGCAGCAACTCAGGGCGGCGGCTCTTCTATTGTAGGTGGATCAAGCCCATCTCCTTTTGCATCTCCTGGTATTGTTTCTGCTGGTGGAGGTAAAGGTGGTGGTAATCCATCTGGTCAAGATAGCGGTGGTAACGGTGGTTCTGGTGGTGGTGCAAGAGTAGGAGCCACTAAAGGCAGCGGAAACACACCAAGTCAACCTTCTGCTGGAGGTAATGGCGCTCCAGCGGTTGCTTATCAAGGTTTTGATGGTGGGACAGGCGCATTATTTAATGCTGGAGGTGGTGGCGGTGCTAGTGCCGTTGGAAGTAATGGAACTGTTCCTGGTTCTGGTGGTAATGGAGGTGCTGGACAAGCATCTACGATTACAGGTTCATCCGTAACTTATGCAGGCGGTGGCGGAGGTGGCGCTTATACAGGCCCAACAGCCGGTTCTGGTGGGGCTGGCGGTGGCGGTGCTGGTGGTACAGGTGGTACAGGAACGCCAGGAACAGCTAATACAGGTGGCGGTGGCGGTGGCATAGGTGTTGTGGCCCCTGGCCAATCAGCAGGCGCAGGCGGCTCCGGTATCGTCATCATAAAAATAAATCAATAAGAGGGTCTATGACAACAAAGGTATTTAGGTTTCTGGGGATTGATACGGCAATGCACTTGCTTCGTCCAGGTGCAAAGTGGGAAATCAGTAACAACGTCTTTACGAGATGGGATGATCCACGGCCATGCCCAAGCATAGAAGAAGTGTATTGGGTTATGGACAAGATCAAAGAGTTTGAGGACAGCATCCCAACGATCTACACAGACGAACAACTGAAAGAGATGGGCATAGCCAAAGAGGAATTTGAACGTGCAGTTGCATAACTTATTCCCTATTCCTGTAGGCTTTGCAGAGCTTGGTAGACCGCTGAGCGATGAGGAGTTGTTCTTCATCCGTGAATTGCCAACAAGACCCAACATGGGTAACACCACGTCTACAAACAACTTTGTACTGCGTGACCCTGCGCTAACGTCTCTGCGTTCGTTCATTGAAGATGCGGTATCGGATTACTTCAAAAGCACAGTCAATCCTAAGCACAACGTATCCCTACGCATCACACAAAGCTGGTGTAACTACTCGGAGCCTGGGCAATACCATCATAAACATGCTCACCCTAATAGTTACATCTCAGGTGTGTTTTACGTTCAGACGAACCCTAACGACAAGATCTACTTCTACAAAGATGGTTGGCAGCAGATCAAGTTTCCTCCTGAACAGTGGAACTCGTACAACTCTGAGTCTTGGTGGTTTGAGGCTTATGCAGGCAGGTTGATTCTGTTTCCTTCATCGCTAACCCATATGGTTCCGACTATTGAAGGCGATGACACTCGGATTTCACTATCGTTTAACACTTTCCCAGTTGGTGTTGTCGGGGAAGAAATGGACTTAACCGGATTAAAGCTGGAGGCGTAGATGAGTCATTTCGCAAAAATTGACGAAAACGGATTAGTGCTGCAAGTTGTCGTTGTTGATAACAAAGACACCGCAGATGCTTTTGGCGTAGAGAAAGAGCATATTGGCGCAGCGCATCTTGAGAAGATTCTTGGTGGCACTTGGAAGCAGACAAGCTACAACGGAAACATGCGTAAGAACTACGCAGGGATTGGTTACACCTACAGAGAAGACATTGACGCTTTTGTACCGCCTAAGCCTTTTGCTAGTTGGTTACTTAACGCTAACGCACAGTGGGAGGCTCCAGTAGCGATGCCTACAGACGGAAAGATGTACAGTTGGGACGAAGCAACCGTTAACTGGGTTGAGGTAAATAATGGCTAATGTCCTCAATGCTGCTGCTGCTGGAACCTCGATTACGTCTGACAACACAGACGTTCTTGAGATCAAGACAGCAGGTACAACAGCACTTACTATCTCATCCGCACAGGCTGCAACCTTTGCTAAACAGTTAGCACTAGCATCCACTTCATCTCAGATCGGTGCAAAGCTACAAGGTGTTGTTGAGACCATCACAGTCTCAGCAACAGCAGCGACAGGTACGATCAACTTTGACACAACAACCCAAGGTGTCCTGTACTACACAACGAATGCCTCTGGGAACTTCACAGTCAACTTTAGAGCCTCTTCTGGCGCTTCACTGAATACTGCAATGGCTATAGGCGAAGTCTTAACCTGTGCCTTTCTAGTGACTAATGGAGGCACTGCTTACTACAACTCTGCTGTGCAGGTTGATGGTTCGTCAGTAACCCCTAAGTGGTTAGGTGGTACTGCTCCTTCTGCTGGTAATGCTAGTTCGATTGATGTGTATTCCTACTCCATTATTAAGACAGGATCGGCTACGTTTACGGTCTTGGCTTCTCAGTCTCGGTACGCATAATGCCGTTACTAGAAGCATTAGGAGGAGGGTCTGTTAGAGGATTTGGCCCAGGATCTGGTGCTAGAGGCCCATCTACCATTGGTGAGTTCTGGCAAGGTGGTTACTACGCAGGGAAGATAGCTTTTGGTGGCAACACTTACTATCTTTTAGTCTCCCCTAAAGCCTCTGGCCAAAACAGTGGTATTAACTACAAGACATCAGATACGTCTGACTCGTTGGGTTTATCGACTTACGACGGAGCGACGAACACAGCAGAACTAGACTCGGCGACTTATCCTGCTGCTCAGTGGTGTGCTGCACTAACAATAAATGGTTACTCAGACTGGTATCTACCTGCTCTTTATGAGCTAGAAATCTGTTACTACAACCTAAAGCCAACCACACAGTCTAATAGCACTTCCTACGGTACAAACTCCTATTCAGTGCCTTCTAGAGGTTCTAACTACACAACAGGAACTCCGGCACAGACTAGCGTTGCTGCATTCCAATCTGGCGGTTCAGAAGCATTTGCTACTAACTTGAGAACCTGGACATCAACCAATCCTGGTTCTGGTCTTACAACAGCCACTAGAATTGACTTCTTAGACGGCAGTCAGTTCAATAACGCTAAAACCCAATCCTTAATCGTAAGAGCTATTCGTAAAGTCGCTGTGTGAGGTCGTTATGTCTCCGGAACAGAAGTCAGATGTACTTACAGAAGTTGCAAAAGCCGCACCTCCTGTAGCCATAACAACCGCAGTTACTGTTGGCGGTCTGACACTAAACGAATGGGTAGCAGTTGCTACCTTGCTCTACATTGTGTTACAGTCCGGCTGGCTTGTCTGGAAATGGTTCCATGCCATAAAAGATAAGAAGAATGAAGCACAATCTTCCAATAGTTAAAGTAGTTTGGGAAGATGCCTGCCATGACACTCTGGGTTGGGGTGATAGCCCAGAGAAAGCCAAGGAATTTCAGGTTCCGCTTGTTGTCTCGATAGGTTTTTTGTTAGCAGAGACCAAGCAGGGCGTGAAAATTTGTCAGTCATTGACTGACGACGCAATTGCTCAGTCTCTAGTCATCCCGCGAAAGATGATCCAGAGCATAGAGCGCGGAGCTTGGCGTGAGAAAAAAGGCAGAAGATGAAGAGTTCATCAGGGTCTGGAAAGAACTAGGTAGCCCAACTAAGATTTCAGACCGCATAGGTCTTACTGTTCGCAATGTGTACGAACGACGAAGGGCAGTCGAGAAGAAATACAATATCCTTCTACCTACAAAAGACGCTCGTTTTACGCTACCTGAAAATCGCAAGCGAGCGACACTAGAAACTGAAGGTTATGTGATCGTATTCTCTGACGCTCACTTCATGCCTGGTGAGCCTTCTGCGGGGTTTAACGCCCTGCTTAAACTTATCAAGACCCTAAAGCCCAAAGCAATTATCGCAAATGGAGATATTCTTGACGGTGGGTCAATCTCTCGTTTTGGCCCTATGGACTGGTCTCCAGTCACAAGCCTACGCGACGAACTCGAAGCGGTGCAGTGGCATATGGATCAGATCGTCAAGGCTTGCAAAGGTCTAGGTACTTTCTTGCATCGGACTACAGGCAACCATGACATCCGGTTTGATCGAAGGCTAGCTGGCTCCGTTCCTGAGTTCAAAGGCATCCAAGGAACGACACTCAAGGATCATTTACCGGAGTGGTCTGTCAGTTGGTCGGTGATGGTCAATGACATCTGCATGGTCAAACATAGACTTCAGCATTCAGGCATCCACTCTGGCTACAACAACACCCTAAAAGCAGGTATCTCTACGGTCTCAGGGCATACCCATCTCTTAGAGGTCAAAGGATGGGGTGACTATCGAGGGCGTAGATACGGTGTGTCTACAGGGATGCTAGCCGATCCTGATGGCAGTCAGTTTTCTTACATCGAGGACAACCCTGTCCCCTGGTGTCAAGGCTTTGCTGTCTTGTGTTTCAGAGATGGTTTACTCTTGCCTCCAGAACTCGTCGAGGTTATCGAAGGGACTGCATACTTTAGAGGTCAAGCCGTTGGCTAACTTTGAACAAGCGTTTGACAAGATGATGGAGGACGAAGGAGGTTATGTCCTACATGAAGTTCAGGGAGACCGAGGAGGCCAGACTTATGCGGGTATTGCTCGCAAGATGCACCCAAAATGGGAGGGCTGGCAGCATATCGACTACCAGGAAACACCTCCGACGCAGTTAGTCCGAGACTTCTATAAAGAGAATTTCTGGAACAAGATCAAAGGCGATGACTTAACGCATGACGTTATAGCCTCGTCTCTCTTTAACTTTGCTGTCAATGCTGGCGTTCCCGTATCCATCAAACTTGCCCAGATATGCGTCAAAACGGCCCCAGATGGCGTTATTGGCCCTAAGACCATATCAGCACTCAACCAAGCCAATCCTGAGCTTTTTGTGGCTTATTACGCGCTAGCAAAGATCGCTCGTTATAGAGACATCGTGACGCGAGATAGAAGCCAAATGAAGTTCATGTTAGGTTGGATTAACAGGACGCTCAAGCTATGAACTTGCTCGGAATCTCTTCCATCGTTGATTCAGTCGGTAAGGTTATCGGAGACCTGCATACATCCGACAAAGAACGCATGGAGCTTGAGCTAGAAGCCAAGCGTATCGACCAAACAATAGACCTCGGTCAAATGGAAGTTAACAAGGTCGAGGCTGCTAATCAGAACATATTTGTTGCCGGTTGGAGACCTGCTATCGGCTGGGTTGGTGCTGGCGCGATGTTCTATCAGTTCCTTGCTTACCCGTTACTAGTCTGGGCGTGGACTTGGATGCAGGCAGAACAGATTGTCCCGCAAGATGTAAAGCCTCCTCCCATGTTAGATACCGACGCTCTGTGGGTTATTTTGAGCGGGATGCTTGGGATTGCCGGAATGAGGAGTTTTGAGAAGAGCCGCGGTGTTGCGCGGTAACTTCATCTCGCACCATTTGGCCTATCTTGTCACCATGTATCTTGTCGATCTTCTCGATGATGGGCAGTCGTTTGCTTTTAGCTAACTTTAAGATCATCTTCGCCCAGTCTTGAACGACAAACGGCAACGCTTTTTCATACGCTGCCGCTATCTCTTCAACATCAGACGACTTAACTTGCTTGATAAGGTTGATCCACGATGCCACGGATCGACCACTCCCGAAAAGCCTTATGTTTTGCCATTGTGTCTTGGCACTCGGTTGACGGAGGAATCCAGCCGTGTTCCCTCCAGATTTCCTCGACGGGTCTGAACTTTTCTGTCCTCGTCTGATTCTCGATTAACTCTTTCCAATTGCTCATAATAAGCCTTTCGGGAACGGATAGACCGCATCCTCGTGAGGAGTTCCTGGCCGTGGTGCATTGAAGAACCTCCGTTTTTCCAACTCCGTAGGCT